TTGCAATTGAAAGCAAACAAGGCAATGAGCAAAAGTAATCAAAAACAGAACAAGTACAACCCTCTGGTCATAGAACAATTATCTGCCAGACATGGTTTTACAAAAATTTTCATACGACAATGCTTAAAAGGTGATAGAAATAGCATAACTGCTGATACTATAAGAAAAGAATATAAAGAATTGGTCAAAAAAGTGACCGAAGCATTAAATCAATAATATTTCATCAATGCAACAATCTGCATACGAACATTACGCAAATAAAATAGGTGTAAAGCTTAGCTTCTTGCTATCTGACATTGTCAGATGCAGTGATAATAGTATAGCAGTTATGAGTTATGCCGCTTACAAGCTAAAAGTTCATCGTAATGAAAATTTAAGATTAAGAAGCGGTGGCGGTAAAGGGAATGAAGTACTTATAAACTTCTTGGCTATGCCCGACGATTGGAAAAAACAATGTATAGAGCGTTTTGGCAACCCAGAAACCGCAAGTAACCCCTTGGAGAAGTTCTTTAAAATGGATGCCGCCGCAAAAGCTTACTATGACACTTATCGATTTGCTGACAATGGTGAGTATTTAAGCCCCGTGCAGGTAAAGCGTTATACAGTAAATGCCTCAACAATGAATGCACTTGTGGCACTCAAATCAGCTCGCCAAATGGCCATAAAAAGTCGTGGTGGCAGCCTATCCAAATTGTTTTCGAGTCTTGCCAATGATTTATGCCTATTTAACGACATTTTAAAATCAAAATACAATGTAAAACACACTTTAGGCACTAGCGAAAAAACAGTACGAAACCGTATAGACAGCTATTTAAAATACAAATATGATAGCATTATTGATGGTAGAAACAATAATAATAATGCCCAGGTTGTAACGCCTGAAATGATACAACTTTGGAAAGAACTGTATGCAGGACAGTACCAATACAAGCCGACATATTATGAGGTTTATGAAAAATATGTATTGTTTTTAGCAGGACAGCTGGATGTAGTGGTAAACGGAACAGGAGAAATTTATGACCATAAAGCCGAACACTATCGCACAGCGAGCGAAGCTACAGTTTATGCTTATCAATCGGTTTGGGAAAACAAGGTAGCCACGCATGCCATACGCAGTAGTGACAGACAAAAATTCAAAGGCTTATACGAACCGTTCCACAAACTCTCGCAAGGCGAGTATGCTGGCTCATTGCTTTCCATTGATGATAGACAACCCCCTTTCAAAATGCCTGATGGCAATCGCCTTTGGTTCTATATGGGGGTTGATACAAACAGCGAAGCTTTTACCTGCTGGGTTTATGGTTCCAGCAAAGAAGGGATTATACTTGAATTTTATCGCCAGTTGGTACGCAATTACACCGCCTGGGGCATAAAACTACCTAATGAATTAGAATGCGAAAGCTCTTTAAACACATCGTATAAAGATAGTTTACTACAACCGGGCGCAATGTTTCAGGAGGTTCGTATTGAGGCCAACAATGCACGAGGCAAAGCCATAGAGCAATACTGGCGCAGGGTACGTTATGGTAAAGATTTCGATAAAAAAGAACATGCATGGCTGGGCCGTCCATTTGCTAAAGATGAGGCCAATCAAAAAGACAGCTCAAAAACACCAACCTTAAGTAAAAACGAGATTGTACAAAAAAGTTTGGCCACTATCCAAAAATGGAACAATATGCCCCACTCTAACCAAGAGCTACACCCAGGCATGAGTCGTTGGGATGTTTTTTTGGATAAACAACATCCACAATTAAAACCTATCAATTGGGCAGGCATATTACCATATATCGGTTATACCCAAAAAACGAGTATGAAAGCCGGTCGTATTGTATTACAGGGCAAGCACCGGGTAGTAGGCTATAATGGCGAAGTTGCTTTAGGCCAAATGTTGATCCAAATCATGAAAAAAATTGAGGGTGAACAGGTAATAGTGTATTGGCTGGATGATACCAGGGGTGATGTTTTAAAAGCCCTGGTTTACGATATGGAGTGTAACCAGGTATGTGAATTATTGGGAGACCTGGAATATCACAGAGCAAAACTGGATAGAACCGAAGAAGATTATCGCAACCGCGAATTAACCAGTGCATACAGCGCAACGGTACAGAGCTATATCCGTAACAACACCAAAATTATTGAACGCATTACCTTAATTGAACATCTGCAAATGCCAATAAAACCAAGCCGTTTTAAAATAGATGAACTGGACAGATACCAGGCTACAGATACCCCAGCAGAGATATTACCAATGTCCGAAGATAATTTCAACAACCATTTAAATGGCTTTGAAAGAGCATTTAACACCAGTACAGCAAGTAGATATTAAACCATGAATATAACAGCAGAATTTAAACAAAAAGTAGTTGCAGCACTAAAAGATGTACGCACACGCTATGGCGGTATAGATAAGGATTTTGCCCGCCAATGGGATATCAATGGCTCGGTTTGGAGTCGTTTAAAAAACGGTGAAACCGATGGCCTTTTAAAAGATAACCAATGGCTGAATATTGGCAGAAACTTAAATATTACCACAAATGAACGAGTTTGGAAGATGGCCAAAACCGAAGTCTTTACAGCCATTAAAAGCGATGTTGAATTTTGTCAGATGCATAGTAAATCAATGTCTTTGGTTGATGATTGTGACATAGGCAAATCATTTACAGGCAGATATTTAAGCAAAACCCTCAACAACTGTTTTTATCTGGATGCAAGTCAATGCAAAACAAGAAGTCTATTCATCCGAACACTTGCAAAAGTAATAGGCGTTGATAGTACCGGTCGATTATCAGATGTAAAAGAGAACACAAAATATTATTTACGAATGCTAACCAAACCCGTTGTCATTATTGATGAAGCTGGAGATTTTGACTCTGGTGTAGAACTGGAAGTAAAGGAATATTGGAACGCTACGGAAGGCTGTTGCGGCTGGTACAGAATGGGTGCAGAAGGCTTTAGAGCCAAAATAGAACGAGGAATTTCTAATAAAAAAGTTGGCTATAGAGAAAATTTAAGACGTTATGGTGGGAAATTCCTAAAGATAGTTCCGGTAGAAAAAAACGAAGAGCAAGTCTTTTACAGCAAACTGATTGGTGATGTTCTAAGTGTAAATATCAAAGATAAGACTCGTATACCTGCACTGATAAAAAAATGTTTGGTGCGTGATGAAAAAGGTAAAATCGGAGGCCTTACGATGGCCGAGACATTACTGATCCTTAATGATGTGGCGTAAGTATGGCAGCAAAGAACGAATTAAGACGCGCATGGTCGGTAGATGATATTCTGAAAAAAGAGTACAAGACCATTGCCTTTAGTCAACCATTTTATGAAGCTTTTGCCAAGCCACAAACTACAGGCCTATGGTTTATCTGGGGCGAAAGCGGAAGCGGGAAATCAAGCTTTGTACTGCAATTACTATTAGAGCTGGCAAGGCTGGGAAAAATAGCGGTTAACGATTTGGAAGAAGCAAACGATATGACGGTACAAGATGCTTTTAAACGATACGAGGTTAAGAAGATTGCCCGAAAACTACTATGGTGCTGTGAAACGATGGCAGAGTTTGATGAACGTTTGAGCAGACATAAAGCACCTAAAATTATGGTCATCAATAGTTTTCAATACACGGCAATGAGCTTTAAACAAATGCTGGCCTTTAAGCGCAAACATCACGACAAACTCATTATTGTATTAAGCCATTGCGATGGCAAACAGCCTGATGGCAGAGCGGCAAGAGCAGTAATGAGAGATGCAAGTTTAAAAATATGGGTAGAAGGCCACAAGGCCTTTTCAAAAGGCAGGTACATAGGAATAAATGGGGGCATATACACAATCTGGAAAGAGGGTGCGGATCTATATCACGGCACCAAAAACAATTAACAGTATGAAAACACTAACTAAAACCACTCACATTGCGCAAATAAGGCAAGCGGATCAAAGCCAATTGCAACAAGTTTGCCAACTGATCGACTTTACAGAAGACCAATATTGCAAATATATGTTTGAGCAATACACAGCTTTTGTAAAGCGCATGTTTTGTGACTATCCCATAGTGCTTTACCAAAATGCATTATACAGCCCGGTAATGCGGGGCTTTTGGAACAACGAAGCCACAAAACGTAACGAAACCGAATTTTTGCCATTCGCAACCGATTTAACAGCTGACATATACACTGTAAACAAACAGGGCACACTGGAGATATTAATCGGTTTGAATGCTGGAAACCTATGGCTTGTTGATGAATTTATGCTCATCCACAATCACCAGGTATTAATTAACAATGGTGCCTTTATGCATCGATACAATCAGACACTACACTTAATCAAATAAAAAAATGAGTATAACAATCTACGAAAATTGGTTTGACAACCTGGATAAGGAACAACCATACAAAGCCATTGGCATGATCAAAACAGAAAACGGTAATGCGATGCAATGTTTTCGCTTCGACACCTTAGATAAAGCCATCGGCTTTTTTAACGAATGTGAACACAGATGCATTGTAAGTCACCACGATTTTAATAAAAGATTAACCAAAATAATAGCCTACAAATTCAATTAAAATGGAAAACGCAGTAGAAAAAATGGCAGCATACTACGCAAACAGCGATGTACGCATAACCAACGAACAGCATCCCCACTATAATGCCATTGGCGAAGTTATAGGAGGCGAAAACACCCTTGCAGGTTTTGGGCTTAAAATAAAAAGATTTGATACACAGGAAACATTTTTTGTGTTCGATGTCAATCACTTAAAAATAACTAAAAGAAAATAAATGTCAAACAACAGCACCAGTATTGAGCTTTCAAGCCTGCTAACCATTGTCTTTATTGTATTAAAACTTTGTAAAGTAATTGCTTGGTCCTGGTGCTGGGTTTTATCCCCCATCTGGATAGGCTCAGTACTATTCATATTAATATTCATAAGTATAAAAATTTTAACCAAACGACAAATAAAATGAGAAGATTTAGCATTAACCAACAAAAATCAGCCGATGCCTTTTGGAAAGACGAAGCAGCCAGAGAGATACCGTATAACCGCACCACCAATTACGAACGGTTGGCAGAACGCACTACAGCAAAACTGGCAAAAGCCGCAGCCGACTTAAACAGTCGTTTAACAACTTTTAAAACCGATTTAAAAAACGAAGCCTTAAAACTATATCAAGCCTTTTGCGCTGAAAATAACGGCAAAATCGGACAAGGAAAGGGAAACGCTACATTTTACAATTTCGACCGCTCAATAAAAGTAGAGGTTACCGTAAATGAAGCCATCAGCTTTGATGAAAATACGATAGAATTGGCCAAAGCCAAATTGGACGAAGTTTTGAACGACGGTCTTGATGGTGCAAAAGACTTTGTAAAGCCCTTGGTTATGGATGCCTTTACCACCACAGGCGGCAAACTGGATACCAAACGTGTATTGGGATTACGCCGTTATGCCGATCGTGTCAAAGATGCCCGTTATCTGGAAGCCATGAGCCTAATTGACAAAGCCATACGCAAGCCAAAAAGCAAAGAGTATTTCCGTGTATGGATTAAGGGCGATAACGGACAATATTATGATATACAACTAAATTTCGCCGCTATTGAAGTAGAGAACTAAACCATGCCGATCATAATATTAATACTCGCTATACTTTGCATTTGCGCATTTGTGGTTGGCTCTGAAGACTTTTTTGATCACCACAACAATTAACCCCGATGTACGCACTTGGTTGGTTCGTAACCAACTCGGGGTGCTATAAGTTGATAGAATTACTTTAAGAACCCTATTTAACTAAAATGGATACAACACACCCAAAATTTAAACAAATGATGACACTCTTTAGCCAAACGGGTAAACAGGGCTATCGCCATACTTACGCCTGGGAAGCAAGTACCGGACGTACAGAAAGCACAAAAGAATTAACAGAAAATGAAATAAATATTATCATAAAGCAACTACAAGCCTTAAACCCAACAATAAAGAAATACATACCCAAACCTGGGGATGTACAACGTAAAAAAATAATAGCCATAGCTCGCGATATGCGTTGGGATGTTCGGGGCAAAGATGAAATGATGCAGCTCATAGATAAATTTATGCTCAATCACACCAAATACAAAAAACGCTTGAACAGTTTAACTGTAGATGAGTTAAACAAGGTGTGCCATACTTTTGAACATGAGCTGAAGAAGAGTTTCTTAAACGGATTAAACAGATAGAACAAAAGGTTTAAACATAAGGCTTACGCCCAAGCCTCCCCTTCCCATATCCTGAAACATATTTAAAATGACTTTAAAAGAAGAAATAAACTGGTGCAAGATCCAACTTAAACAGGGTTATGAAGTTATAGCCATCAACAGCATATTAACCAGATTAAAAGGACTGGAAAAACCAAAAGAGCCCCCACACCAATACCACAATCAGGCTATGCAAGCCTATAAAGATTTTTTAAAAAGATACGGACTGCCCCCTGTTGTTGATGAAAGACAAGGTGCCGCATTAAAACAGTTATTACCAAAGCTACAAACCTTAACCATAACCAAAAGCCCGGAAGGTGCATACCATGCTTTGATATTTATATTAACCAATTGGAATAAAACAAGCCCATACCACCAAAAACAAAAAACACTTAGCCACATAAACAATAATCTTGTTGAACTTTTAGATCAGATACGCAATGGAGCAACAAAAAAACAAAGTAGCATTGCCGAAGCCCGGCGCTTTCATAATGAACTTACAAACCAATAGCGCCAGTGTAATTGCAAGGTTTAACAACTGCAAGCCCGAATCAATCGATGAAACGATAGCCAGGCATAACCAATATGCCGAAAGATTGGATAGTTTACGGCGTAGTCAACGTTTTTACATAGAAGATTACGAAGGCGAAAAGGACAAACAGACATATTTGGCCCAGATCAGTATCGAAATTGACAAATACACCAAATTGCTGACAGAGCTGCCAAAGCCCCAAACATTGGGGACCTTGGTAAAGGCAGATATGAACGCTACGTATAAGGCAATAGCTATACTCTTAAACGATCTACGGCTGTACTTTCAGGTAGATAACATAATCACTACCGATGGCATCATAAATCTTTGTCCATTAATAGTATCCGAATTTCCAAGCCTTACGCTCGAAGAAATTACCATCTGCTTTGCCAAAGCTAAAAAAGGACATTACAGAGAACTCTATAACCGCTTAGATGCTGCAATTATAATGGGTTGGCTACAACAATATAACATAGAGAGATTACAACGCCTGCAGGAACGCCATTATGTAACCGAAAGCCATGCTAAAATAGACATAAACAATTACCGATCTGATAAGCCAAACAACGCCGAACTACTGCAAAAAGCACATGCCGCTATAGCGATAGATGAGGCTTTAAAAAAGATTAAGAAGTAGCTGTATGCATACTTGACTTTGACTTTTTTATCACAAAATGTATATGCAAATTTTAATAAAAAACACCCTTTATCAGACATTTAATATGACAGCATATACGCCTTTAATGGTCACAGAAACTTTTGTTGTTTGTTATAAATAAAGGAATTAAATTTGTACTAATGGCAAAGCAACTATTTAACTCACGCAACCAAGCTGTAAAAAATTATTTTGACGCCTTGGTAAAACAACATCCTGAATGGCGCATTGATGCTCTGGAGGATAAGGTAGCTAACAAATTTTATATTAGCCCCCGTACCGTTAAAGCAATACTAAAAGGTGAAGGCAATTATGCCAGTTAAAACCTTTTAAGCTATCTGTACATCAGCAATTCTATATTATGTAACCAACATAGCCCCAATCGTTTCAACAATTGGGGCCTTCTTTTTTATAGACTCCCTGATAATTTACACCAATTAAAAAAAACCGGCTTCAACTAAAACTATACGATCTGCATTTTTCTACTGCTGTATTTTGGCTTAACCTTTTTATACACCAATGTTGAAAAAGATAATTTGTAAGCCATTAAACCATTAACTTCAGTATCTTCAGTTTTATCTGTTGTTTGTTGTATGGATTTAAATTGCCCGCCATATAGAAATTGTAGCGCATTGGTTATACCATCTATTAAATCAATTTCAATCAGGCCCTCGCCACCAGCTGCATTTTGTTGTTCAGCCCAGGCATCAAAGCAATACAATATAACCTCTACATTCACAAGCCCTTCTTGTTGTTGCTCTGTCATGCTTCCCCAGGTGATGTCTGCTATTTTAATCAGACAACTGGTCAAATATGGTGGATAACTCTCTTTATCTTTAGCAAATTGATTGCGATATAAGTCGATATACTCAATACCCTCAACAGCATTTAAAGCTGTTCTGATTGCTAAAAAAATTTCTTTACATGGTGTCATAATCTTCTCCTAATCCTCCCGATAAGGAAGATCCTAATTGTTTGTTAAAAATCTCTGGTTTTAAATTAATGGATTGCAGGGCTTGGTTCAGACTTACAGAATAACCAAAATAAGCCCAACCCTATCTGGCAACATATTACTCATATATGGCCTCAACAATCAAACTATTATCATTGGTAAACCTTAATTCGTTTACTTTCATTCTGTCGTATTCAAAATTTCGCTTCGCTTCAATTAAAAATGCTATAGCATCTTCATTGTTAAGCATGTTCATAATGCCTACGCCTAATTCCGGAAACTCTTTGCATTCGCCCTTGTTGGCTATTAAAATATGCTTTTGATGCTGTTCCGCACTGCCGGCAACTGCAAAATCACCTCCATCTATAATGAGGTCGGTATCAAAAATTAAATCTATCATATCATATAAATATTCAAACAAATTTGAACCAAAAAGCCGACTTAATAAATTGCCTAATCAAGCATTGTAATCAACAGACACAATGATTGTTACACAACCTACAATGATTGATTTTTGGTTTTTTTAGGAGGCAAAAACATCACAATTTTGTTCAAACAAAGCAGAAGCGATAAGTAATAATATCACTCAGATTCATTGTTGATACCGAAACATAAACCTTTGTTTTTAGACAGACAATCTGTAAGCGTTTCGTATAAAAAGGCTTAAACATAACATAGTGGAAACACTTGAAATGTAGAGCACAAAAATGAAGATGGTGAAACTACCAAAGCGAAAAGTAACAGAATAAAATGCAGACAGAAATTTTAAATATAGCCCGGAGCCAGTTAGGCGTACAAGAGCAGCCCAAAAATTCTAATGCGGGCAAGCAGGTAGAGGCGTATTTAAAATCTGTTGGCTTAGGAAAAGGTTATGCCTGGTGTATGGCATTTGTTTATTGGTGCGTATTGCGGGTATATGAAAAAAAGGGATTAAAACATCCCTTAAAAAAAACAGGCGGGGTAAAGGATCAGTACATAGCATCTAAAGCACTGCGTGTTAATATACCCTTAGCAGGTGATATTTTCATCATAATTTATTCCAATGGAACAGGGCACGCAGGTTTTGTAGAAAAGCTTTTGCCAAATGGCTTGATACAAACCATCGAAGGCAATACAAATGACGAAGGAAGCCGTGAAGGTTACGAAGTATGCAGGCGTACAAGAAAAATCAATAGTTGTACCGGTTTTTTAAGAATTGCAAATCCATGAAAAAAATCATAAAAATACTTATTGCAAAAATCAAGGCTTTGTTCACTTCGTTAAGCCCAAAATATAAACAGGCTTTAAAAACTGCCGTGGCTGTTGTAGATGCGATTTATATCGCAATAGATAATCCTGCGGCTGATGTAATTACAACCCTGACACCTACCGCAATAGATGATAAACTATTGCAATGGCTAAGAACTAATCTGCCCGATTTTTTAAAGCAGTTTAAGTTGTTTGCCGAGGTAACAGAACTTACAGACCCACAAGAAATCATGCTTAAGGTATCGAAGATTCTGCAAGGCCTAGATTATGCCGATAAAAACGGGGAACGATTAAAACTAGCTGTTGCATTAGCTATAGATATTACTGCCGACGGTAAATTAAACTGGGCAGATGCTGTAAAAATTATTCAATCACTAAAAGATAAAACAATATAATATGAATTTACCATCAATTAAATTTGATATTCAAAACGGAGGTTTAGGGCAACAACCTACTACATCCGACAAGGTAGTTGGTATAATCGCTACAGGTGTAACCGTAGCGGGCACAGGCAATGTAGCCATCAACACATCTTATCAACTCTTTAGTTTAAAAGACGCTGAAGATATCGGTATAACCGATGGCGGCGCAAACGATTTTGTGTATCAACATCTTAAACAATTTTACACCGAAGCCGGACAAGGCGCAGAACTTTGGCTGATGTTGGTTGCAAGTACCGTAACCTATACCGACATGCTCGATGCCACAAAAGACAACGCAAAACAGTTGTTAAATGATGCATCTGGTCGTATCCGCGTTTTGGGAGCCTTAAAAAATTCGGCAGGCAATGAAGTTGCTGTTGAGGGTTTGGATGGCGATGTACACACCGCTGTTGTTAAAGCACAGGATTTGGCTGATGTTTTTGCCGATAAGTTTATGCCGGTAAGGGTAATCATTTCGGGTAACAGTTACAGCGGTACTGTTGCCGATCTAAAAGATTACACCACAGCAGAATTTAATCGCGTAAGTTGCCTGATCGCCAATACAGATGGCAGCAAAGTGGCCTCAATTGGCTTGGTATTAGGACGTTTGGCACATACCCCGGTACAACGCAACTTAGGTCGTGTTGCCGATGGAGCTATTGAGCCACTAACTGCCTATTTTACCAATGGAGCCAAAACCGAAAGCCAGCAAGATGCCTGGGATGCGATCTATAACAAAGGTTATATCTTCTTACGCTCATTTGTAAGCAAAAGCGGTTACTATTTTACAGATGACCAAACCTTAACCGGAGCAACCGATGACTTTAACAGCCTGGCTCGTGGCCTGGTGATGGATAAAGCCATAATCCTGGCTTACGCATCATTGGTGAACAATTTACTTGATGAGGTTGAAGTATCGGCCGATGGCACTATACACCCTGCCATTATCAAAAGCTGGCAGGCTCAGGTAGAAAATGCCTTAACAGTAATGAAATCAGCAGGTAATTTATCAGGTGTACAAGTATATATTGATGCTGCACAACCCGTTTTAAGTACTGGCATAATGGAAGTAGAGATTAAATTATTACCGGTTGGTTATGCAAAATACATCAATGTTAAAATCGGTTTTACCACTACAATAAATAACTAATATGATTTTTGGAAGCAAACAATATTCGTGGAGCGATGTAAGCATCGCCATTGGCGGAAAAATTATTAACGGTGTAACGGAAGTTGAATACACCAGGAAAAAAGAGAAAGAAGCTCTTTACGGTCGCGGTTCTGATCCACATGCCATTTTAAGTGGCAAAAACACTTATGAGGGAAAATTAGGGATTTGGCAGAGCGAGTTGGAAAGCATGGTATTATCTGCACCAAACCGCGATGTACTGACATTAAAATTTGATGTGGTGATTACCTACGTTCCGGAAGAAGGCGGTGTGGTTGTGGTTGATATCCTTAAAGACGTAGAATTTACGGAAGTAAAAAAAGCCATGAAACAAGGAGATAAAAACATGGTGGTAGAAATGCCTATCGTTTTCACAAAAATCAGAACTCAACAATAATCTTATAACCCAACAATAAATCAAGATGAGCAAAGTAACAGCCCAACAGATTACCGACTGGAAAAAACAGCATACCGAAGTGTACCAAATGCCCATCGATGATAGGGTGTGTTATTTGAGAGCACCCCAAATGGTAGACTGGAAAAGAGCATTTACAATCATGCAGAAAAGTGGAGACATTGGTTTCGCTGAAGAGATGCTTGCTACCTGTTGGTTAGGCGGTGATGAAGAGATCAGAACAAAAGATGATTATTTTTTATCGGCACGTAAAGAAATAGCCTCACTTTTTAACTACTCCGAGGCTATTCTTACGCCAGCAGAAAACAGAAGTTCAAAAATAACGATCGACGAATTTAATTGTGTAGTGAGGGTTATTACAAGAGAGGATTTAAAACTGGCAGATAAGAGAAATCCCTCCAACAAGCCGTTCGTGACACAAGAAGCATTGTTTGATTTGATCTGCATCGAAAAAGACGAAGCTTTTAATGATAAAAATAATGCAAGCTTAAGATTCCCGCTTTACCAGGCAATCGAAAATCTGCAAAACCAAAAAGCTGCTCAGCTAAAAAAGCTTTAACTGAGGCGGTCATTGATTCCAATGACACCTCAGCGTATGAATTGGCTGAAATTAGTGTAAGACTAGGCGATGCTTTTTTGCGATACTACATGCACATTCAAAGCCCATCCTCTCTTTCTGATGAGGAATGGGCTGAAGAATTGCAAAACCTACATTACATCAGACAACAAGAAGCCCAGGCTTCAAAGCCCCAATAACTAAATGAATCCAGTTGAATATATAATCAGTTTAAGAGATCAAGCAAGCCCTGTTTTATCCAAGATAGCCGAAAGCATTGGCTTGGTTATGGATAAATTTAGGCAACTTAGCAATGAATCCTTAGCTTTTGTTCGCAGTACTGCAACAAGGATTGGAACTATATATAATAATACTGTAAACGCAATAGCTTCCGGAGTAGGCAAGGCAATAAATTTTGTTCAAAATACGGCTAAAAGAGTCGGTACGATCTATGATAATACAATAAATTCGGTAAAATCTGGTCTGAGCAGAGTTAGAGAGCAGACCTCCTCAGGTCTTGATTTTCTTGGTATTCATATACCTAGCGTAGCTGATTTTGGAAAAAAGGTTTATGATGCCACAGTACAGTACAATGAATTTAAAGCAACTTTAAGCGATACTTTCCAATCAAAAAGTATTGGCGAAGGAGCTATGAACGCAATTACTCAATTTACCGTAAAATCTCCGTCACAAATCAATGATGTAGTAAATTCGTTTAATGATTTGGCTAAAAATGGAATTAATCCAACAAGCGATGAATTACACTCATTAGGTGATTTGGCAGCATCCAAGGGAAAAAAATTCGAAGATGTAGGAACTGCACTTTTATCCGCGCAAAAGGGAGATTTCCAAATGTTAAATCAATTTGGCATACAGGCAAGCGCATCAGGAGATAAGGTCCGTTTATCATTTAACGGAGTAACTAAAACCGTTGAGAACAATGGTCAAGCCATCAAAACTGCTGCTGCCGAATTTGGAAATATGAAAGGGGTTGCTGGCTCAATGGAAAAGATTGGGCATTCATTCGATGATATAACAAATTTAAAATTCTTAACAGAGTTTATTCCGTTAATCTCTAAATTTTTCGAAATACTCCAAACAACCATGCAACCTGTAATAGATTCATTATGGGAGTTTTTAAGAACAATGTTTGGTCTTAATGAAGGCGGCGAAGGTGTTAGTATATTTACAAATATACTAACAGGAGCATTATTCGTTGTAGATCTTTTTTCAACCGGCTTATCCTTACTTATTGATTGGTTAACACCATTTGCACCAATAATATTTGGTGTTGTAGCTGCCATTGCCGCATTTAATCTGGTTATGGCTCTAAATCCAATAGAGTGGGTAGTGATTGGTATAATCGCTTTAATTACCATAATTGGTTTGGTTGTAAAATATACAGATGGATGGGGACAATCCTGGAATGCATTATGTACCATATTTACATTAATCTGGGAACAGATTACAGCCTCTTTTCATTATGGAGTAGATAGCATCGTGTATGGTTTTACGCTCATTTCCTTGCAGGCCCAGCACGTTGTACAAACAATTGTTGGAACTTTCGGAAATCTTGGAACTGCAATCGGTATGGCTCTTAATGGCGATTTAACCGGAGCAATGAATACAGCCTTTCAGCGTGTTGAAACACAGGCATCGCGTCAAATTGAAACTTTAAGAGCAGAACGTCAGAGATCAACCGAGGCATTCGAAAATGGCAGAGAAAGTCGAAGAAGAGCCATAGGGAATGCTATGGATCAAATCCACATTGATGTTGATTTCGAAGGTATGGGCAAAGATCTTGGAAAAATCAAAGATTCGTTTAAGGGTGTTGGTCAGGATACCAAAGCTTATGATGAGTATGCCCGTAACAACAAGGGCAAAAACAATAAAAACAACAGCAGCGAAGTCAATAAAAGCGCTACAGGTGGCATTACCGGTGGTGGCACACAAACATCGCACATTACCATTAACCTAGCTAAAATGCAAGATCAGATCGTAATAAACACCATTAACTCAGGCGAAGGGGCCACAAAATTACGCCAGCTGCTGGAAGAAGAATTAAACCGCCTTTTAGGCTCTATAACACTAATGCAAACCGCGTAATGAAACTCGATATTAAAGAATTAACAGCACTTGCGCATTTAAGTTATATCGCGGCGCCCTATCCGGGTTTTTTAAAAAAGCTGAAAACTTTTGAATTGCCGGATATAAACAATGTTCGTCATAAAATGGGCTCACCTTATTTTATGCAGTTAAGCTTAAAGCCGCCCCAATACGAAAAGGCCATAACCTTACCGAATGAGCCATTGGTATCCATATCCATACAAAAAACAATAGTAGAAACGGCAACCGTTGGCGAAGAACGAAGGGGAACAGTTAAAGAATATATCTGTACCGAAGATTTTGATATAGAAATAAAAGGCGTTTGCATTGGCAAGGATGGACAATATCCCACAGAAGAAGTTAGAATACTAAATGATCTTTTCCTGATCAACGAAGCGCTTGAGGTTGAAAACAATCCTTTTTTCAATCTTATTTTCGGCATTCAAAAAATTGTACTCAAAAGCTTAAAACTCGATGAAATGATGGGACAGGAAAGCGTACAGAAATTTACGATAAGTGCAGTAAGCGATATGCCATTTTTTGCTGAATTAACAGACAGGGGCAAATTCATTAATGAATCTATTAAAAAAGCGTTAGAAAATGTTCGTGCTACAGGGGTATTTTGAAATAGGCGATTATAGGTTTAAGGTCATAAACAATATAGAGATTACACGATCAGTCGATGAAATAACCGATACAGCTGTAATTAAAATGCCTACAAGATTTTTGGTTAAGGAAAGCAATGGCCAGCTGCAATACACCGAAGAAGTGATTAAAAAAGGGGACCAGGTTAAAATTGTTCTGGGTTATAAAGATAAAATTGAAGGAGTTGAATTTACGGGCTATGTAGATAGAATTAAATGTAGTATGCCAATGGAAATCCATTGCGAAGATGCAACCTGGCTATTGAAACGTAAGGATGCTTCGTTCAGTAAAAGCAATACAACCTTAAAAGAGGTTTTGGAAAGCATTGTAAGCGGCACCAATCTAAAGTTGGCTAAAAATATTCCGGAACAAAAATTAGACAAATACATTATAAAAGATAAAAATGGTGCCCAGGCTCTTAAGCAGATCAAAGATGAATTTAAGACGGTTTATAAAATTTACTTAAACGATGATGGAGAACTTTATTGTGGTCTTCAGGAATTAAATAATATTCACCAAAAGGCCAGCTATGATCTCAACTACAACATTGTAGAAAATAACCTCGAATTTAAAAGAGGGGAAGATAGAAAAGTAAAGATCATTTGTGAAGGTTTGACCAAAACAAATGAAAAAATAACCGTTGAACGGGGAGATAAGGACGGGGAAGAATTTAAGTTTAACAGTAAGGTAGTAACCGATAAAGAAGCGATTACAAAACTAGCAGATGAATATCTAAAAATTGCCAAATATGGCGGATACAGTGGAGACATCACCAGCTTTTTACTGCCCGTTGCAACACCTGCAATGGCTGTGGAGATTATTGATAAAAAACACCCCAACCGCGAAGGCAATTATTTCGTCAAAAAGGTAGTAACATCTTATGGTATGGGCGGAGCAAGGCGCAAAGTAAGTATTGGCAATAAACTAACCACCAATAAGGAGAAATGACCGAAGAAATAGCGAAAAAAATAAAACTGCTTGGCAAGCAGGATACCGACACCACCATTATGACAGTTAAGGCCGTTGATAAACAGGAAGGGACATGTACTTGCCACGATGGAAAGCTATTACATACAGATGTTCGGCTTTCGGCCATTATAGATAACAAGAAACAAAAATTTTATCTCTTCCCAAAAGTAGACAGTACCGTATTGGTTACTCCTATTGATGAAGATTATAAGATGCAATTTGTATCAGCCGTATCAGAAGTAGAAGAATTGTATCTCTGCATTGAAGATGTCGAATTTAATGTTGGTGCAGACGGTTTTCTGCTTAAAAAACAAAACGAAACCTTAAAAGCCTTAATGGCCGATCTGATAAAAGCCATTAAGGCCATGAGTTTTACCACCAATAACGGCCCCACAATAAAACTGATCAACGAGCCACAATTTACGGCCATAGAAGATCGGTTTAATCAATTTTTAAAAGACAATTAACAATGGCTTTAAACGTACCCCGATTAACAGATAAAATAAAACAGGCCTTTAAAACGGAGCAGACTGAAGAATTAAGTGCGGATGCGGCCTTGGATAGGATTTCCGAAAAATTGGCACAAGCCTTTATTGATGAAATCAAACAGGCAGGCATAACCTATTCAAGCGGTTTAATTGCACCAAACGGTGCGGTAACAGGAACATTTAACCATACCATTACCTAGCGATGAAAGATTTTTTAATACAACATGTGGGTGAAATGATTAGTGCGTTGGTGGCTGGCTTTGGCGCCTGGTTTTTTCAGCGCAACAAACAAAAAACCGAGCAACAGGCAACTGAGATTGATAACGCAGATAAAGTATTGAAATATTACAGAGAGATGGTTGATGATTTGGGCAGCCGATTAAAAGAGGCCATTACCGAATTGAATGCGACAAAACTACTCATCAAAGAACTCGAAGAAAAAATAGAGTTTTTAACCGATGAGTTAAAAAAATATAAACAGCTAAACGGCAAAACCAGTTAAAATGACATTTAAAGCATTACACAATCAAAGCATCCTGGATTTCATGCTGCATCATAAAGGCAGTATAACCGGAGTGTTCGAATTCCTTTTGCTAAATGGACTTAGCATTACGGATGATTTAGAAATAGGTAAAGATTATGCAGTTGATGAAAGTGTTTTATTCGATCAGGACATTTTAGGTTACTACAACAACAATTCTATTATACCAGCTACAGCAATAGGCGATGATCCAAACTTTGAAATATTAGAAGGTATAGACTATTGGGCAATTGGTTCAGATTTTATAATAAGTTAAAAATGGCAAGGACAATAACAGAAATTCAAAACAACATATTAGCAGATATAGCATCTGATAGCACATTAGCCCAGTTAACCAGTACCAGTAAGGTTGCGATCTGGCGATTATTTGTATACATCGCTTCCGTAGCCATCTGGACACTGGAAAAGCTATTTGATTTACATAAAACTGAAACAGATGATACCATAGCCCAACTAAAGCCACATACTTTAAGATGGTACCGTAATGTAGCCCTAGCCTTTCAGTATGGCTATGCTTTAGTTGTGGATAGCGACAGATATGACAATACGGGCATTGATGCCGATTTAATCGATGCAAGCAAGATCATCAAATACGCGGCCGTTGTTGAGGCGAAGGCAGAAAGCAGGCTGATTGTAAAGATAGCGACTGAAACAGGTGGAAAACTGCAACCCATTAGCCAGGCACAACACGATGCCTTTGCAGCATACATAACTGAGGTTAAAGATGCCGGTGTAAATGTATCAGTCATCAACTACCGGCCTGATAAGCTCTATCTATCGATCGTAATCTATTATGATCCATTGGTACTGGATGCACAGGGGAATAGCATTCTGAGCGGTGGTCGCCCGGTTGAAAGCGCTTTAGAGGAATATATGAAAGAGCTGCCATTTAATGGCGAACTGGTACTTGCACATTTGATTGATAAACTCCAGCAGGTACCAGGTGTTGAAATACCCCATTTAACCAATGCCCAAACCAGTTGGATTGATGCGAAAACGAAGGATTATGGAGCGGTTGAAGCTATTGCCGTAAAAAAAATACCCGAAAGCGGATATTTTGAAATCGTAGATTATAACAACATTACCTACCAGCCAAATGAACAAAAAAATATTTGATATTGATTACAACAAGCTGGTCATCCTGTTACTGCCTACATTTTTGCGCAGGCCGTTAACAATTACCTGGCTACAAGCCCTGGTTTTACCGATAAAACAAATGTATTCGGTTTTTACAAACAACCGGGCCAATAACATGCACAAACTGGTGCATAATGGCCAGGTGTGTTACTTGCGCAAGGCCCTGAACGATGCTTTCGATCCAGGCTTACGTCGCATTTACATTGGCGATGGCAATAAATATAAACGCTGGTACATCTATACCAATGTGGAGCAAAAGCCCGAATATTTAGGTAAACTATACTTACATCAAGTGGGCGATTATGCCGATACAGGCTTAGATTTTACCGTTATTGTTCCAACAGAATTTGATTTAAAAAATTATCAGATGAGGGGCCTAATAGATTTTTACAAACTGGCAAGTAAACGTTACGACATACAACATGAATAAGATAAACTTACAACAAACAGGCGGTTTTCCACTCGAAACCGATACACTGGATTATATGCAAAACGCATATTCGGCATTGCAGGTTATTACCGCTTTGGGCGGCGATAATTATATCCTGTCCGGATGTATAGCCACAGGTAGCAATGTGGGCAATGGCTTCGTAGTCATCAATGGCGAAGTATTGGAATTTCGCGGCGGTTCGGTTCAAACCAACATGGTTATACGCGAAGAAAAACAAACCCGTCCTTTTGAAAACGGACAGGCTAAAGAGGTTTTTATTACCCGATACGTGACTTTTGGAACGGGTACAGATGCCATCCCTTTTGCAAATCTTTTGAGATTGAAACCACTTTCTGTTTTTAAGGACTTGCCGACAACCATTAGTTCAGCTCTTGATCTGGATGACGAAAATACCCTGGCCACAGCAAAGGCAGTTAAGTTGCTTAATGATAAGGTTGAAAGTAAATTACCCGCTGGGTGCATACTGATTTGGAGTGGACAAATTAACGTTATTCCTGCCGGATGGGCTTTGTGCGATGGGCAAAATGGCACACCAAACCTTACTGATAAATTTGTTTTAGGGGCAGGCAGCAAGTACTATGTTGGACAGTCTGGGGGCGAAGAAATGCACAAATTAACAATTGCTGAAATGCCAAGGCATAGCCATAGTTACACCAAGTATGATGAAGGCCCTAACAATACAGGTGACAACGATGATTTCCAAGGTTTTATAAATGCAAACACAAGTGAAACCGGGGGAGATCAGCCACATAACAATATGCCACCATACTATGCATTGGCTTACATCATTAAATTTTAAGACATGGCAAAACAAACTTTAAATACGATCAAAAACTGGTTTAAAACTGGTTTAAAACCCACACAGCAACAGTTTTGGGATACATGGGACAGCTTTTGGCACAAAGACCAGATCATCCCGACCAGCTCAATCGAAAACCTCGATAGCCGCTTTGACGAAAAAGCAGATGCAGAGGCGCTTGCTTCACACATAGCCGATATGGATGCGCATGGTGCAGGAGGAACAGGCATAACATTAGGTACGGGTAGTCCTGTAGACGCAGGTACTATAGTTGGTGAAACTTATCTGGATACGAACAACGGTAATATTTGGAAATGGGATGGTACAGTTTGGAACAACAACGGCTCTTTATATCCGGGCATTACAAAGATAGGCTTTGGTGATCTGACAGAGGGCTTAACCTATGCTAATCCAATATTAGCAGGTAGAACTTTTCAAGTATTTAACAACACTATTGGAAGATTCTACACAGAAGCTGAGGTTATAATAAATACAGAGGGTGGCTTTGTGCTTACAGACCCTATAACCGATGGGGAGTTTCTATTCATCATAGGTAACATTTTAGGGGTATCTGGCAGTAGCGGAGGGGGTGGTGACTTACAAGCAACCACTAATTTAGGAAATATCACCAATAAGACCATACAAGCTGCTCCCGCTGTATTGGACGAAGAAATGGTTAATTTACAACAATTAAAATCACGGTTTCCGATTGAAAACATTTATACCATAGTTTTACCTATAACCTATACCACAAATATAGTTGATAATGGAAATGGCCTGCCTTGTACAATACTAGTAAAACAAAATTCTGTAGGGCTCGGTACAATGGAAATAGACTGTTATATTGAAGATGTTAATGTAATTAATGTTGTTGATACATGCGTTATTTTTATACCTACAGTAATGTTTGTAGGGTATTTACCGGAGGATGGGTATTCTGGAGGTCCTATTGCAGGTTTATGGGGCTTTGGAAATTTAGACGGTAGTACAGAAAACGTTAGTGTAGAAGGTAGAGGTGACAATAAGATTACTTTATCTTTTAACAAACCAGACAATATGTCCTCTAAAGTGCTACAGTTTACCTGTAAGATATTATATAGTTCAAATAATTAATAAAAAAACAGAAAAATGAAAAAAATAATACTTTTAGTGCTAGCGTTTATATCGCTGCAAGTAACAGCCCAAATACAGCCTACAAAGCCCTATAGGACAGCGGGCCCTGCAATGGTTAAGGATAGTGCCTTAGCCGTAGGTAAACTATTAATTCCAGTGTATGAGGGCAACAATCCATCTCTTGGAAATTATGCGGACAGACCGGGTCAGGCTTTTGGATTAGATTTAATAACTAAGCGACTGTATGTAAGAGGCAATGGAGAATGGCTTGGTTTTCCATCACTTGGCGAGATACAAACTGGTTTTTATAGACGAAGTGAAGTTGATGCTGGTTTCGTTCATAAAATAGGAGACGAAGCAACTGGTATTATTAATTATTCAAGTAATCTATCATCAACTTATACAGATAGAACCTTAGTAGATAAAGGTTTTGTTTACAGCTCTATATTTCCAATTGTAGATAAAAAGGTATTGCCCGGATATTATAATAAATATTCCTATATCAATGCTACAGATAGTACCATGATAAGCACAACTTCAAGTATGAGTTATGCCTTATCTGAATTGGTGGCTGGAGAAAGTAATTTTTTCAATAAAACCAGCGTAATCGGACAATTTTATTACCAACCCACACTATCTGAGGGAAGAACAGTATTGCCCGATAGTGTGGTAATTGAATTTGGAATATATAAACCCACGTCTTCGGGTTATTTTTTTAAAACTTGGGGAGGTTCTACAAAATTTAGCTATATACCGTTTTATAAACATACGTTAACTGGTTCAAGCAAACAAGTAATCGATTTAGATGTATCTGCAATGATTAATTTTAGTCCTTGGGGAAATGGCGCATACCACAGACCTCTTTATAATTTTACCGTACCTCTTGTTTATTATAAGAATGGTTTGAAAATAAGCTCTTCTTCTACTGAATATCAATCCACTAACTCAGCAGATGAATATGAGTTTAGCATTGACCCTATCCAAATGGGTTACTGTATGGTTATTAAATATTATTTTCCTGACCCTACCGACAGCCTTTCTACCAACATACAACCGTATATAGGTGTATATGGTGGCACTTTAATAAGCATGCAGAGGGTGATGTAA